TTATTGTATAATAGTACATGAAATTAAAAGTATCAGAACTATTCTATTCGGCACAAGGCGAAGGTCGTTTTATTGGCGTTCCTTCAGTCTTCTTAAGAACTTTCGGTTGTAACTTTACCTGCTCTGGTTTTGGGTGCAAGCCTGGCGAGAAGAGCACAGAAGCAGACGAAGTGGCAAAAAATATACACTTGTACAAAACATTTGAAGAATTGCCGCTTGTGAACACCGGCTGTGACAGTTATGCAAGTTGGCATCCTGACTTTAAAGAACTCAGTCCTACATATGAGATTGACGAACTGGTAAACAAAATGCTGGACTTGATTCCTGATCGTCGCTGGACTAACCGCACAGGCAATGACACACATCTTGTTATTACAGGTGGTGAGCCGTTGTTAGGCTGGCAACGCACATATCAAGACTTGTTTGATCACGATGACATGCGCGGCATCAAGAATGTTACATTCGAAACCAATGGTACTCAAAAGCTACAGCCCAAGTTTAGAGAATATCTTAACACGTGGCTTGCTGGGCACAATGAACTTACATTTAGTGTGAGTCCCAAACTCAGTGCCAGTGGCGAAGCATGGTCAGAAGCAATCAAGCCTGAAGTTGTAGCAGACTATCAAAACTTTGGCACAGTATATCTCAAGTTTGTTATTGACAGCGAAGCACACTTTGATGAAGTGGATCGTGCTGTGACAGCATATCGTGCCGCAGGATTTGAAGGTGTGGTGTATGTCATGCCACAAGGTGGTGTTGTTGCACCGTATGCAGAGAATCGTGTAAATGTTGCAGACTGGGCACTTGTGCGTGGATACTATTATACTCCACGATTGCACGTTGACTTGTGGGGTAATGGCTGGGGCAAATAATGGCCGGCTATGCATTTAAGCAAGAGCAAGCCTATGTTAGAGACGGTTGGTTTTATCGTAACTGCATTGGGTGGCAATTAAAGTTTGCGTGGCGGCCAACTACATGTCATTTGACAGGTCGCAGATTATGGTTAGAGTATGCATATCGTGGAACAAGTATATTAACAGGTCCAGGCGAACCAATTATCGAACATCGCTGGCACGATAAAAACGAGCATCTTATTTTTAAAATTAAAGGGAATTAATGAGTTATCTATTTACAAGTGAGTCAGTGTCAGAAGGACATCCAGACAAAATAGCAGACGCTATCAGTGATGCAGTGTTAGATTTAGTAATGAGCAAAGAAGATCCCGCACTTCGTTGTGCTTGCGAAACACTTGTCACTACAAATCGTGTGGTAGTTGCCGGCGAATACAAAGGCATACTGCACTCGGAAGAAGTTGAATCAGCAGTGCGACGAGTTATCAAAGATGTCGGCTACGATCAAGAAGGATTCAGTTGGCGTACAGCAGAAATTACAAATCTACTGCATGGACAAAGTGCAGACATTGCACTAGGCACAGATACGTTTGGTGCAGGCGACCAAGGTTTGATGTTTGGCTATGCTTGTAATGAAACTGATAATCATATGCCCAGTGCCATTTACTGGAGTCATCGTATTGTAGAAACATTAACTCGTGTACGAAAAAGTTTGGCTCTGCCTTGGTTAGGGCCAGATGCCAAGAGTCAAGTGACATTTGAATACAACGACAATGGTACGCCCAAGCGCATTGCTAAGGTTGTGTGTAGCACACAACATCACGAATCTGTAGAGATTGCCCAAGTTAGGCAGTCTGTAGAAAGTTTAATCCGTAGTATTTTACCTGAAAATTATGTCGACAATGATACTGAATTTTATATTAACCCTACTGGCCGTTTTGTTATTGGCGGACCTGATGGGGATACAGGTCTCACAGGAAGAAAAATCATTGTGGACACTTACGGCGGTTATAGTCCTCATGGTGGCGGTGCCTTTTCTGGCAAGGATCCTACTAAAGTAGATCGCAGTGCTGCCTACTTGACACGTTGGATTGCCAAGAACATTGTGGCCAGTGGACGTGCAGACTGGGCCACAGTACAAATCAGTTATGCCATTGGCATGGCACAGCCAATGAGCTTCTACATTGAAACGGATCATAAGCCACAAAGCCGTGAGTTAACCAAGTGGGTGCAAGATAATGTTGACTTGACACCCCGAGGCATCATTGAACGTTTCAATCTCTTCCGTCCTATCTACAGTAGTACAACCAACTATGGACACTTTGGCAAAGACTCATTGCCTTGGGAAACTGTAGACTTATTCTAAGGAAATCGTATGGGATTTTTTGATAGATTTAAAAAGAAGCCAGAGCCTGAGCCCAAAGTCAAGGCCGCGCCTAAACCTAAGGCCCCGCAGAAAACTGAAAAAGAACTTGCTACAGAAAAAGGCGAGCCATATGTGGCAATTCTCAGCATGCATGTAGATCCTGAAAACATGCATCAAGGTGCGTTTGAATTGGATTGGAACGATAAATTTGTTGCCAACTTGATTCGTGCAGGATATCAAGGCAAGCCCGATGATAAAGATTCAGACATTGTTGATCGTTGGTTCCAAAATGTTTGCCGACATGTGGTAATGGAAACGTGGGAACAGGAAATGGCAAATAATCCCAATCGCGTAGTGAAGAGTCGTGACATCGGCGACGGACGTTCAGAAGTGTCCTAATATGATTTTATATGTAAATGGTGATAGCCATACTGCGGCTGCCGAAGCAGTCAATCCGCATGCCTTTGCCATGGACGACGGGCAGTTGTTTTATATGGGTCGTGCTCCGCATCCAGAAAACTTGGCAGTGAGTTGGGGCAGACGATTAAGCGATGCTTTACGAGCCAGTTTCCACTGTGATGCTGAGAGTGCTAGTAGCAACACAAGAATCTTGCGCACAACAAGAGATTGGCTAACAAGAATACATCACGTTGAAGAAGTGCTAATGGTAATACAATGGAGTACCTGGGAACGAGAAGAGTGGTTAATCGACGGAGTGTATTATCAAATTGGTGCCAGTGGCATGGACGATGTTCCAGAAGATCATAAGCAACGATATAAAGAGTTTGTGGTCAGCGTTGATTGGAAACAAAAAACCGAACAAGCACATGAAGAAATTTGGCAGTTACACACCGAATTAAACGATCTGGGTGTAAATCATATTTTCTTCAATGGCAACAATGACTTTAGTAGCATTAAGAAACCAAAAAAATGGGGCAACAGTTATATTGATCCATACAGTCCCGACGGCACATACAATGCTCGAATTAGAGCCGCAGGCATCGAAACAGTTGCACCCAATTCATGGCATTTTGGCAAGGATGGCCATAGCTTTTGGAATCGTTTTATGTTACAATATATCAATACAAACAACAAAGTTTAAGGGTTTCCTATGCGTTATGTGTTGATCGACACAGCCAATATGTTCTTCCGTGCTAGGCACACGGCATTTCGTGCGTCTGACCCATGGGAAAAGGTTGGTGTAGCACTGCACACAACATTAATGAGTGCTAACAAAGTTGTCAAACGCTTTGAAGCAGATCACGTGGTATTTGCACTAGAAGGTCGCAGTTGGCGTAAAGATCACTACAAACCCTACAAGGCAAATCGTGCAGTAGCCCGGGCCGCACTCACAGAAGCAGAAGCAGAAGAAGATAAAATGTTCTGGGAAACGTACGATAATTTGACTAAATACCTGTCAGACAGAACCAATTGCAGTGTGATTCGATGTCCCACTGCAGAGGGCGATGACATTATTGCTCGCTGGATCGCCTTGCATCCCCAAGACGAACACATCATTATCAGTTCAGACACAGATTTTGTGCAGTTAGTGGCACCAAACGTAAAACAATACAATGGTATCACAGACGAACTTATCACTACAGAAGGCATCTATGATGCCAAAGGTAAGCCTGTAGTTGATAAGAAAACCAAAGAACCTAAACAGATTCCTGATCCGCAGTGGTTGTTGTTCGAAAAGTGTATGCGTGGCGACACCAGCGACAATGTGTTTAGTGCATTTCCTGGTGTGCGAACAAAAGGCACCAAAAACAAAGTGGGTCTACAAGAAGCATTTGATGACCGTAGAAGTAAAGGCTATGCGTGGAACAATCTCATGCTTCAGCGTTGGACCGATCACAACGGTGAAGAACACCGTGTGTTGGACGACTACGAACGCAATCGTCAGTTGATTGATCTTACACATCAACCCCAAGCAGTAAAAGACACAGTGGATCTTGCTATCATTGAACAAATATCACGCAAGGACATTGGACAAGTTGGTGTAAGATTTATGCAGTTTTGCGGCAAGTATGACCTAGTAAGGTGTAGTGAAAATGCCGAAGGTTTTGGCCGTTGGTTAAATGAAACATACAAAGGAGTTTTAAATGTTAGTAGCTAAAGTCGTAGCAGACAAGCAGTTTTGGATCCTACAAGAAGACGATAAAAAAGTTGGAAATATTGAAGCATGGAATGGCGGATATCAAGTTCGCATCAACAATCAAGTAACGCAGTTTAAAACAATCAAACTTGCGGCAAAAGAATCAAATATTGTATTTGCCAAAGAAGAACCCAAGTCCAAACCAGACAATACAACAGTACACGGATATCCAGTGGCAGGCCGTTGTTATAATCCTGTTTGGGATGTGGTACATCATTTGCCAATCTATACCAAGACAGCCAAAAGCAAAAGTTGGTTTGCCGCAGGATGGTATTCTATCAAACGCGGACGCACGTGGAAGATCATTCAAGATCCCAAACTAATTGCACTACAACGATATCCTTACCAAGGACCCTTTAAGACCAAACAAGAAGTGACACTATGACAAATCCATTCCGCGATCACAAAAAATTTATCGGCACAAACGACGAGTATCTAAGTTTGCTCGAAACAGAATATTTTTCAGTTTGCAAAGATCAAACGGTCTTAGAAATTGGACCATTTGGCGGGCACCATTCAACAATAATTGTTAAACACAATCCCAAAAGTTTTGAAGTAATTGAACCATACAATAGCGTCCAAACAAGAGAAAAATTAGCAACAATTGATGGCATAGATAAAATTATTGTTGACGATGCATTATTGGTACTATCGGCGCCAAGGCCGTACAATGTCGTTGTGTGTTTTGGTTTACTGTACCATTTACACTCACCTATACATCTATTAGAATTGATAGTTAATCATTGTCGTCCAAAATATATTTTGTTAGATTCAGTAGGCAAATTTAATGAAGAGATGACGAGCGGAATGTTGTTTGACGACGAACCAGCACAAGAGCCCGGTACAAGACAAGTAAGAACAGATTTTAAATTTTCCGGATTAAAACTAATGTGTGCTGGCTCTGTATTTCAATTAGTAATGAACAGGCTAGGATACAAATTAATTAAATCATATGATTTGGCTGTTACGGACAATTTTTCCAAGAGCAATTCTTGGGTAGCAATGTGGAGAAACGAGGAATAAAAATGACAAATCCATTCAGAGATCAAGAGAAATTTATGAAGGCCTGTGACCAGTACACATCTGCCTATTCAATATCACAGTATAAAATGTACCTGAGTCTAATAGACGAAGAACATCGAGAACTTCAAGAAGCCGTTGAAGCAGATGACTTGGTCGAACAACTTGATGCACTGATCGACATCTTAGTTGTTACAATTGGCGCTATTCATTCAGCCGGCTTTGACGGCGAAGGTGCCTGGAAAGAAGTTATGGCCACTAATTTTGCCAAGGTTGACCGTGAAACAGGTCGGGTTCGCAAGCGTGAGGATGGTAAAGTTCTCAAGCCACAGGGATGGACACCGCCAGACTTAACCGGATACTTAACAAAATGATACACATTCAAAAATTTATTGAACGCTTGCAAGGGTTTGAGGCACGTGGTGCTAGAGACTTTACCATGCCAATTAAAGATGCCAAAGACCTGCATGCCGACCTCACACGACTGTTGATAACACTTCAGGCGGCAAGAGAATCTGCTGTAGAGGCCGCACAAGACAGCGGAATCACAGTGGAAATGAAGGGCGGCGCATTCTAAAAAGTCCCTATATTTGTGATAAATAAAATGTAGGAGTTTAATGATATGAGTAGACCAAAACCCAAAGTTATTCTAGAACTGACAAATAAAACCACGTACAAAACTGAACAGGTTTTATCGTCAGCAGGAGTGTGGGCT